GTCTTATCATCTTTATTTGTTTTACATTCGGCGTTTGGGCACTTTACATTATAAATCCTCGGCAACGTGGGGTCAAGCTTAGTATATTTATTGATAATATGATTAAACTTTTGTTCGCCCCTTTTTAATTGAGAATTAAGAACGCATGCACCTTCGCTAGTTATAGTCTCATCCTTGTGTTTACAATTGCGACAATAATAAATGAGTTTGTTATTATCATCGGCATCTACGCCGATATAATACATATTATCACACTTTACGCAGAATTTCATTTATATAGACTATGAATATATTCTTTGAATAGTTTATTCGTTTTATTCCAATTTTTCGAATGCCCGAAGCTAAAAAATTGAATAAAACAAAACCTAATAAATATATATCACTTATATATCCAACGGGATGGCGACAACTGCACCAGTCGAATCTACTATAATACCAAAACAATCAAATTATAAAGATTTCAATGACTTTGTGTCAAAGCATAGTATACCAAAAGGGACGATAAAAACTATAACTAACACGAGGATTGGTGACAAAAATAGTAATATCTATGGTGGTTCTTATAATATATCTGATTCAGAATATTCCACGTTTTTAAATTTATATTATCGCGATGTTCTTCTTCCAAAAAAGAAGGAATATTTTACGGAAAAACAGCGAGAAAACGATGGTCCAATTCTAGTGGATCTAGACTTTCGGCACGATTATGATGTGGACGAAAGACAGTATACACTAGAACATATAGAAGACCTGGTCGATTCTTATTTAGAAGAATTAAAGTGTATTTATCAGTTTGATGAGTCGACCACATTTTCTATATTTGTGCTCGAGAAACCGAGTGTGAATAGAATCCAATCTGAAAATAAAACTAAAGATGGCATTCACCTCATTATTGGTCTGCAAGCCGACCGTGTCGTTCAGTTGTATTTGCGCGAAAGAGTTATCGAGCGAGCAAAGGAAATGTGGGCGGGATTTCCCACCAAGAATTCTTGGGAAGATGTTTTCGATTCAGGTATTAGCAAGGGGCATTCGAATTGGCAATTGTACGGATCGAGAAAGCCAAACCACGATCGTTATCAGCTTACTCACATTTATGACATTAAGGTTGATGCTACAGATTCTGAGATTATGTGCGAGGAAGCGCCAATCGCGTCTTTTAAATTGCAAGAAAATTTGCAAAGATTGTCAGCCCGGTATTCTGGTCATCCAAGTTTGTTCATGAAGAATGATTTTATTGCAAAGTATGAACAATATAAAAAGGCAAACGGATTGGATGCTTCGACTAGTGGCGGATCAAAGCTAACAATCTCAATGCCTTCTGTTGTAAAACAAAACAGGATAATGGACCTAATGTTCGATAATACATCTGCGTTATGCCAAATTAAAACGGCAGAAGAACTCGATTATGTTCTAAATCAATTTTTGGATTCAGTTAGTGATTGTCACACAGAGTATGATTTAAAATCTACTCATGATTATGTTATGATATTGCCACCGTGCTATTATGAAGACGGATCTTATAATAAATGGATTCGTGTTGGTTGGTGTCTAAAGAATACGAGCCCCAAGCTTTTGATTGTTTGGTTAGCGTTTAGTGCGAAATCTTCAACGTTTCGGTACAGCGCAATTCCAGATTTATGTGAAATGTGGCGAAAATTTGATCTCAAGAATCATGGCGGCCTTACAAAGCTTTCTTTGATTCATTGGGTAAAAACTGATGTTCCTGAGCAATATGAGAATATACGCAGAAACACTATCGACTTTTATGTAGAACGCACAATCAAGTCTACTTCGAAGAAAGACAGCGACAGGAATGGTTGTGGCGATTTTGATCTGGCAAATGTTCTGTATCAGCTTTATAAGCACGAATTTGTTTGCGTTAGCGTTAAGGCAAATATTTGGTATCAATATAAGAACAATCGCTGGAAGGAAATCGATTCTGGAACTACACTTCGAAAAGCGATCTCGGTACAGTTGCGAGATTTATACAATCAAAAGACTATTGGAAGTATGGACGCGATTACGAATAATGGCGCACCGCCAACGGAAGAAGAGGCAGTAAAACCTCGATCTATCCGCATTTTGAATATTTGCCAAAGATTGGCAAACACGAATGACAAGAAGAATATTATGACAGAGGCAAAAGAGTTATTTTACGACGGAACATTTTTGGGAAAGCTAAATACGAATCCCTATTTGTTGTGTTTTAAGAATGGTGTGGTCGATTTCAAAGAAAAGACTTTTAGAAAGGGCCATCCTGAGGACAATATTTCGATTTGTACAGGAATTAACTATACACCATTGAATTCAGCAATTCATCAAAAAACAATCGACGAAATTAACGATTTTATGAACAAATTGTTCCCAGAGAAAGAGCTTTGTCATTATATGTGGGATCATTTGGCGTCAACACTTATTGGCACATCTTCAAACCAAACGTTCAATATGTACATAGGAATTGGCTCAAACGGAAAGTCAGTTCTGGTTAATTTGATGGAAAAGGTTTTGGGTGAATACAAGGGTGATGTTCCTCTAACATTGGTAACAGATAAGCGCGGTAAGATTGGTGGTCTTGCGCCAGAAATCGTTCAATTGAAGGGAAAGCGATATGCAGTTATGCAAGAGCCATCGAAGGGCGACGTTATTAACGAAGGTGTTATGAAACAACTTACTAGCGGAAAGGATCCTATTCAGGGCAGAGCGCCATATATGCCCGAAACTGTTTCGTTCATCCCGCAATTCAAATTGGTTGTGACTTGCAATACTTTGATGGGTGTAAAGGCGAATGATCACGGCACTTGGCGAAGAATTCGCGCTGTTCCCTTCAAGTCTCTTTTCACAGAGAATCCTGTTATCGGCGATACTGAAAAGCCATATCAATTCAAACTAGATAAATACATTGATGAGAAGTTTGAAGAATGGAAGGAAGTGTTTATGGCGATGTTAGTGGCCCGCGCATTCGATACAAATGGAATCGTAAAAGATTGTGATATTGTTATGGCGAAGAGCAACGAGTACAGACAGAGCCAGGACTATATCGCAGAATTCATTAGCGATCGCATTAGTCGAGACGCAACCGGCCGCATTCGTAAGATGGAACTCAACAACGAATTTTCGATGTGGTATGCTGCAAATCATGGTGGACGTGGCCCAAGTCCTAAGGATTTACACGAATACATGGACAAGGAATTTGGCCGCCAACGCAATCAATGCTGGACAGGCGTAAAAATCAAGTATGACCAAGCAGACTATGATAGAAACGACACACATACTGATGACGATATTAGCGCGAATGAACTATAATTTATCATAAAAATAAACAATATTTTTTATGATAACTATTAAGCACCATTTACTACGCGATTTAATATATTATTAAAATTGAAACCGCGTATTTTTTCTTCAAAGTAATTTCTTATGCCGCCAACAAATTTTGTGAGCGGATTGTTACTCATGACAGATAAATTTGATTTTTCTAATTGGTCGAATCCGTTAGTGCTATCGGGCATATTATAGACTGATACGTCGGTTGTTTTTACATGATCTCTAGACAACACATCACCTTGGTAATTATCACCTTTTGTTGGGTCATAATTGAAATTTTTATTATTAAATGGTTTGTTTGTTACGAAAGAATATAAAAATCTGAATACGCCATGAATTGCCATCTCAATATAATAAACCATAAACGGAAACAATAATAAAATCAAAATAAACCCTATTTTTCGTTTTAAACTAAAACCATTTTTCGATCTAAATAAAAAAAATATCCACACAACAATGAGTGCATAATAAACAATGTATAAATAGGTTTGTATATTCGAAACCTTGGGCACGTTTGCTTGTTGAAATTCAAATTGGCGTTCCATTTTTGTGTAATAACCAGTGACTTTTTCTTTTTTATCAGTTAACAAATCATTTTGATCGCTAATTTCATGATAATATTTTGTAACCTTATCTTTTGCGCCTTTCCATAGATAACCATTAGTATCTTTTGCTTTATTTACGGCTTCTTCTGTAACGTTTAGCTCTGTTTTGCCGCTTGCTATGGCTGCATCGATTTTGCTATTGGCATCCAGTACAATTGCGTTGTTTTTATTTATAATGTCTGTGTCGGTTTTTTCTATATTTATAAGATTTTGAAAATATGCTGTTATTGTAGATACAATCTGCTCAGGTGTGCCTAATGTATTATTGTTATATTGATATAACAACTGCAGTCTATTTACTAACATACTAATTTTTTCATTAAGATGTGCACCATCTTGTTTTAAATCGTTGCTTATGAATGAATTATTAGAAATAATACCATTAATTCCATTTACGGTTCTTAACATGGGTTGTAAATTTTGGCTATTAATATTTCTTAATCGCCATTTTACATTTTCATCATGAGTAGGTCCACATTCGTGCCCTGCACCATTGGCCTGTCCTTGTGCATAATTTAAGAATGCGTTAAAAGAGTCTGAGTTATAATTATTTAAAAACTCATCTAGAAATCTGTTTAATCCATCTATATCTAAATAAACACCTGACGTTGGATTATCAAAATCGATTATTTTACCAGGCGCATTATGATCTATATCTTCAATATAAGTAAATGTGGGCGGACGAGGGCGAATTTTTAAATTAGATTGTGCTTGCGCAGAGTCCGACCCCGTTACTTGTACTACATGATAAGGATCCGTTACACGATTAGCATTACTGCCATCGTTTGATAATTTATTTAAAGAAAGTGTATATTTTCTTTTGTCATTATTTTTTGTATATATCATATCATCTACTGATTCCACCATTTTGATTTCTATAGTATAATTACATTATTTTTTGTTTTGAAACTAAACAAAAAATAATATCAATTTGGTTTATTAAATTTTATCCATAAATAATGCAACAAATGTTGTATTTCATACATTAAATATGGATAAAGCAACAAGAAGACTATAATAATAATTTTAAAAATTTCATTCATTTGTGATGTATAAATAAAATAAATAACAACGAAAGCCAAAATGTAATAAACTATTAAAAATACAAAATTTACGGATTTTAAATATTCGTTGTCGTTGGCGGCATAAACTATTTTTTGATTATCTGTAGAATATAAATCTTGATATTGTGTATCGTTATTTCTACTTTCTAAAACTTGATTTTCTGAATTTATATTCTCGTAATAGGTTCTATTATAATAATTTATAGTTTCTTGCAATTCATTGTTGTTGATATTTAAATCATCCATCTTATCAAGGTTACTTAATATGCTGTTTCTAATAGATTCATTATTTTTTGTTTTATCAAGAAATATATTCCAGTTTCCGTTAAATGTATTCAATGCCGCGTTTTTTGTATTTATCGCATTAGTTAAATTATTGCTCATATCTAATGCGGTTTTGTCTCGCAACTGTTCTCGACTTAGCGCATCGTTATATGCTGCTCTTATCTGATCGCCATAATATTTTAATTTCCGAAGCGTCTCGGCTTTTCCACGTATATCATATCCGTCGAGTTGTCGCATTACATCGCGAATATCATTTATACTCTTATAACAATCGTTTTTAGCATCATTTATTGCGCCGCTTTGATTTGTCCAAGGACACCCAAATGCTCTTGATCCGCCGCCGCCCATTTATATTATAAGTTATAATATAAATATATTTTATACTTTTGAATAAGCATCGTATTCATTTGGTGAATTTGCAGAAACAGACATTTTTTTTTTATTAAAATCGTAAGTCATGGTTATTGTTTCAAATCCTTGTATAAAAGTTGTTGATTTTCCACCTGTTAATGTGTTTCCATAACACACTGAATTTCCTGCGTCCCATAAAGTTCCATCGGAACAACATTCTGCGCCAACACATCCGCTAAAATTTATTGTTCCTAATAAATTTCCAGCTTTTGCAGCATCTTCTTGACTTTTCTTTAATTCGTCAGGTGTTAATTTCTTTGGCGCTGCTACATTTATTTCGTTAAAGTTCATGTTATT